CGATACAGTGACCATGCAGGCTGCTAACGCTGTTGTGTTTGAAGGTGCTACTGCTGATGACTTTGAGTCTACTCTTACTGTTGTTGACCCTACAGCAGACCGTACCATTAAACTCCCTAACCAGTCTGGTTGCCTCCCTGTTCTCGCTGCTGATAGTACTACTGCTATTACGGCTACTCCAGAAGAACTGAATTATGTGGATGGTGTTACCTCCTCTATTCAGACTCAGTTGGATGCTAAGACTGCTGATGGTGACAACGTAAACAACCTGGTTGCTAACACTTCTTCTGATGCAGAACCTGCTTCCTGGAAGTTCCTGATTGTTGACTGCTCTAACGGTGCTATTAAGATCCTCGATAAGACCTTTGTGGAGGTTGAGTGATGACTGCACAACGTGATTTGAACATCTCTAAAGTTCTGTACGTTACAAATACATCAACCGATCAGTGGTTCATCCCCGGTAACCAAAGTCAAGGTGATAACCCTAACTCTGGTACTATGGCACAACGTCTTGCTGATTGCAAGATCTTGGTTGGTAAAAATAAAGACGGTACTGCTGAAATTGGTAAGGCCGTCAAACCTAATACTCTCGCTGATTGGTAATTAATTAATGACTACTTCTCCTTTTATCTTTGAGACCGCACGGATGCCTGCTGGTGATAACACCGAGAATCCTCTGGGTCAACCTGTTGGACAGGTTATTGACGGTTATGGTAAGACCGGTTCCTACGGTTACATCTGCGCTGAAGATGGTACTCCTGCTAAGACTACTGTTTCTAAGAGTACCTCCACTAAGTTCACTGTGGACAACGTTCCTGAGAAAGTGAATGGTGTGGCTTCTACCTATGCTTGGACTAAGACTGATACCACCACCTCCACTACCCTGACTGACGCTGCTACCAAGACCGTTACCGCTGCTTCTAACGCAACTGCTGGTAGCTACGAACTCAAGTGTACTGTGACTAACACACAGATGACTGGTACTAAAGTCTACACTATTAACGTTACTGTTGTTTGATTGAATCTCGTCCGTTCATCCCTTAGGGGACGCATGACGCCTGTGCATGGAACGGGGCACAGGTCATTGGAGTATTCCTATGAAGATTCGTCTCGTCTATCGTGGCGTACCTTACTACACCACTCGCTAATCCTGGTGGACTTGGGGAGGTTCGATTCCTCCCTTAGCAATTTGGCACTGTGGCCCTACGGGATAACCCTTTGCCGAACGTTCGGTAAACGTTAAAATTTACCACAAAAAATTTGAATAAATCTTAGATCTAAGAGAAACGTAAACTACACTTTCTCTACTTAAAATGGCTACTTGGAATGTAAATGCCTACGACTCTAACGAGATGCGTGGCACTTCCACCGGTTCTATTAACCGGAACCCCGGTCTTGGTCGTACCAAGTTCGGTGATACCGTTACTATCAACGGTCAGGTCGTGTCTGCATACGATGCAAAGTATGCTACCTACCTGAAACTGTTTACTGGCGAGATGATCAAGGCATATGAAAGTGCCTGTATCGCCAAAGGTACTGTTCAGTCTCGTTCACTGCGTAACGGCAAGGCTGCTCAGTTCATCTTCACCGGTCGTATGACCGCTGACTACCATGTGCCTGGTCAGCCGATTCTCGGCATTGACATGGGTGAGTCCGGTAAGAGTGCTGCACCTCCCGTGGCTGAGAAGACCATCGTGATGGATGACCTGCTGATTAGCAGTGCATTTGTGTACGACCTCGATGAAACGCTTGCGCATTACTCCTTGCGGAGTGAGATCAGCGCCAAGATTGGCCACGCCATGGCCGAAGCGTATGACAAGAAGATCTTCCGTACGATTGCCTTGGCAGCACGTGAAGCTCATCCTATTACTGCAGCACCTGGTCCTGAGCCTGGTGGTTCTATCATCCGTTTGGGTGCCAACAAAGAGTATAATGCTCAGGCACTTGTGGACGCCTTCTTTGAAGCTGCTTCCATCCTGGATGAAAAGAACATGCCTCGTGAAGGGCGCACCGCTGTGCTCTCGCCACGGCAATATTATGCATTGATTTCTCAGACCGACAGCAACATCCTCAACAACGATTACGGTACCACCACTCAGGGTTCTCTGAACACTGGTGAAGGTCTGTACTCGATTGCTGGTATTAAGATTCGTCGTTCTAACAACCTGCCTTTCATGGCTGGTACTGTTACCTCTGTTGAAGGTGAGAACAATGATTACTCCGGTGACTTCGCAAGCCACGCTGGCCTCATCTACTATAAGGATGCTGCCGCTGTTGTGGAAGCTATCGGTCCTTCCATCCAGACTACCGGTTCTGATGTCCACACCATGTACCAAGGTGACCTGATTGTTGGTCGTCTGGCTATGGGTGCTGGAACCCTGAACCCTGCCGCAGCTATCGAATTGCAAGCTGCCGCTTGATACATAGGAGGTTTATTATGTCTCTTACTCCTGGAACTTCTCGCCGTACCCAGCTTAGTAATGCTGTAGGTTTGGTAAAGTCTCAGACTCTGAACATTTGTACTCCTGTAGAGTATGGTAAAACAGCTGATACCTCTAATGGTATTAACAGTTCTACCTACACTAAGGATGCAACTACTATCTGGACTAGTTAATTATGGCTAATACCAAAGGATACTCTGTATCCGCAACTGGTGCCTCCAGTACTGGTGTTCAATCCGCTGTCTATTCTTACAGTGGAATCCCCGGTACTTCCTGGCACTGTGGACGACGTGGTGCTTATGATGGCACTGAACCTGCCGCTATGGCAGAAGGTGGACGCGTCCCCACCCTGCAACACGGTGACAAAAGTGTTGCTAACCACGATGTAACCGCAATCAAAGGTGTTACTACCTCTGCAACTCGCCCTGATCTCAAATCAACTAAAGTTGTATGTACTACCACTACTACCAAAGGTAATGGTGCTGGTTTGATTGTCTCATTTACGACTACCAATACTGGTGCTATTAATGCTACGCCTGGTAACTACACCGTCGTTGATGGTGGTGAATCGTATGCTACTGATGACACCGTTGAAATTGATGGTTTCCCTGGCAGCGTTCTAGCTGTCACGGCTGCCTGATTTATACTGCCCCTGTCTCTCACGAGATGGGGGCTTTTTTTATACCTATTCTTATGACCTTTTCCGCTGCCCAATTTCAGACCGATAACGAATTATCCGCAGTCAATCAAATACTGGGAGCGATCGGTCAATCTCCAATTAATAAACTAGACTACGAAAACCCTGAGATCTCTTTTGTTTATCAGATCCTACAGGAATGTACCCGAGATGTACAGAACCATGGATGGGTATTCAATCGTGAGAAGTATGTAGAGATTGAACCTAACATTGATGATGAGATTGTCATCCCTAACAATGTGTTAAGGATGGACATCCAAGGTGAGTTCTATCAACGTACTACAGATACTATCTGGAAAGAAGGAAAACTGTACGATAAAATACAACACACTTTTAAATTTGATAGAGCACACAACCTCGTTAATAGTAATGGTAAGGTTGTGATGGAGGTTACTTACCTCTACCCATTTGATGAACTACCACCTGTATTCCGTAGGTATGTCATCTACAAAGCACAAGTACGTGCAGCCACACAGTTGGTACAAAACCCACAACTAATGCAAATGCTTCAACAACAAGAAGCACAAGCAATGGCTGCTTGTATGGAATACGAATGTAATCAGGGTGACTATACCATGATGGGTTGGCCAGATGGTACTAGTTACGTTCCCTATTCTCCCTTCCGAGCACTTCAACGATGAGTAGTATTAGCCAAACTGTACCTAACTATGTCCTAGGTATCTCAGAACAACCGGATCAACTTAAGAGCCAAGGGCAAGTACGTGATTTGGTTAATGGTGTTCCTGACGTTACTAGGATGTTATCTAAACGTCCTGGTACCGCACACATACGTGAGATGATAGGAGCAACAGCCCATGAAGGGCACTGGTTCTCTATTTATAAAGCTGATGATCAACAGTACATTGCCCGTATTCTACCTGGTAGTGCCAACGGTACCGTACAAGTGTGGCGTCTTGTTGACGGTCCTATCAACCGTTACCCCGGAGCACCTAACAGTCCTACTAGGGGTTACGTTAATGTAACCTCTGCAGGAACCGGGTACGATAAAAATGTACAGGGTCTAGATTCTAGTTTCCCTAACTACGATGCTAACTATAATAACGTAACAGTAACCAACCCATCTGGTAGTGGAACCGGTCTTAAAGTTAATTGTAGGACTGACGCTGATGGTAAAATGCTTGCCGTCTATATCAATGATCCAGGTTCTAACTGGAAGAGTGGTGATACTGGTGATGTAGTCATATCTAGTAAGACATCTACTATTACATACTATGAAGGTATTGCAGGTGAAGAGTGTCGTGTTAATTACGACAGTGATTACATCTCACCCTACGCCCTACCTATCGGTGAGTACGGGAGTGTAATACAACCTAGAGTACCTGGTACTAACTCTGTATATCTGAAAGAGTTTGCTCAAAAACCTGGTGATTCTAGTATCTTCAAAACACTTACAGTTAATGACACTACTATAATTGTAAATAAGAGTGTTGTTACTCAACTCGATACTACTGTTAAAGAACCAGATAAAATTGCAGAAGGTTTTCTAGAGGTTCTACAACTTGGATTTGAACAGGTATATCAGTTTAACATCATACAAGATACTGGTACTGTTATACCAATCGTAGGTGCAGAGACTAGTAAGACTGCTAATACAGATGAGGTCCTAGAAGATCTACTGTTTAAAATTGGTGCAGCAGGGTACAATGGTCAGAAGATTGGTAATGGTATTTATATTACAGGTGTATCTACTGATACTGCCACTGCTGTAACTAACCCTTCTAAGGCAGCTTCTACTTATAATCCAACGGATACAAGTTACGACCTTACTGTAGGTAGTAAGGGTCTTAAAGTACGTGTTACTATCGATACCAATGGTGGTGTAGCTGCGAATAGTGTTCTTGTTTTGGAAAGTGGTACATCTTATATTGTCAGTGATACTGAAACTATCTTAGGTTCTGCTTTAGGTGGTACTGACGGTACTGATGACCTAACTCTAACTATTTCTAAGTTAGGTGTAGGTACTGATGTCTTCTCATTAGAAACACCAGACCGTCAATTGCTTAGTGTATTTACTGATGAAGTACAGGACATTACTGCTTTACCTGACCAGTGTAGTGATGGTTACCGACTTAAGATTATCAACAGTGGTACCTTAGAAGATGACTATTATGTAAAGTTTGAAGGTTCTAATGGTACTGATGGACAGGGTGTATGGACTGAGTGGAGAGCATGGCCTAATACCGATAAGAACATTACTGGTTATTATAGGTTTGATAAGACTACTATGCCTCATATACTAGTTGGTATGAGTGACCTTAGTTTTATGTTCACTCCTGGTAACTATGATGATAGGTTAATTGGTGATGAAAATAGTAACCCTAATCCTTCATTCCTAAACTCACGTATTAACAACGTATGTCTATTCAGAAACCGTCTAGGTTTCCTCAGTAAACAAGATATTATACTAAGCAGACCTGAGGATTTCCTTAACTTCTGGGTATCTACAGCACTAGCTGTGACTCCTAAAGATCCAATTGACTTACGTACTTCATCTACTTCTGCTGCTACTCTCTTCGATAGTATAGAAGTTAATGCTGGTCTTATGTTGTTTTCTAAGACAGAGCAGTACATGCTAACTACAGATAATGATGTATTGTCAGCGGAGACTGCTAAGATCAACTTTGTCTCAGCATATAACTATAACGAAAACGTACCTCCATTCACTCTAGGAACTACTATTGGTTTTTTGAATGACGAGAGTTCTAACTCTAGGTTATATGAAATGGCTAACCCTGCTAGGGAAGGTCAGCCTGAGGTAATTGAACAGAGTAAGATTATTTCTTCTCTCTATCCTACAGGTATTAACCGCATCGCTACCTCTAAAAACAATGCAGTTGTACTGACTTGTAAGGATGACGATAAAACTATCTGGGGATACAGATACTTCAACACCTCTGAGAGGCGTCTACAATCGGCCTGGTTCAAGTTTGAGATGACTGGTGGGGTAATCTACCATACGATCATTAAAGACACCTGGTACGGGGTTGTACGGAATGGTAACAATATTGTCACCTTCCAGAAGATGGACTTAAAAACTTCTGACTTCACCTTCAACTATAAAGATGTAGATTACCACGATGTTATTAGACTGGACAATAAAGTAAAAGTACCACATAGTAAATTAACTTATAGTAATGGTGTTACTAAATTCTCCACTACAGATATAGGTTATAACGGTACTGCTTGGACTTATGATCAGACGAAAGTAGATGGTACTAGCACCACTGTTAAATGTTTCCAAATTGGTAACGGTGTTGATGAACAATGTGTTGATGTAAAAACTAGTACTGCACCACCTAACCAATTTAATGCTGCATACAATGAGATCACTCTAGATGGAAACTGGTCAGAACAGATTAAAGCAGAGATTACTACGGATACAGCGACGGGTCTACCGGATGGTAAGTTCTCTCAGGAACCAACTACTGTTATTTCTGGTGCTGGTTCTGGTCTCAGACTTTCGGGTGAGGTTGAAAACGGAAAGATTACCAAACTTGTTATTTCCGATATCGGCATTGGCTATACTAACGATACTACTGTTCGGATAGATAAAGCTACTAGCTCAGTTATTACTATTAAAGTGACTGACCTGGATGTCTGGGTTGGTTATGAGTACCATCTCAATGTAGAGATGCCTACAATATATCCTGTCAGAGCAGCAGGACAGAACACTAGATCCGATGTAAATGGTAGTCTTGTACTACATAGGTGTAAGTTTAACATGGCACGAGTAGGTACATACGAGTTTGAATTAGATAGGGTAGGTAGAGATACCTGGACAAGTGGTCAGGAGACACGTTATTGTGACTCATATGATCTTAATAATGCCCCTATTTTAAACATAGATACTATTACTTTACCAGTATACGATCGTAATATCAATACCAATATACATTTAAAATCAGAATATCCTCTCCCTGTGACTCTTATTTCTATGACCTGGGAAGGAGAGTACACAAACCTATCCTATAGGAGGAGTTAATGGCACTACAATTAGCTATGTTGGGTGCTCAGTTTGCCTATTCAGCAGGTAAATCTTATCTAGGTAACCAACAAAAACAACGACACTACAGCGAACAGAAAAGATTAGCCAAGTCTTCAAGCAATCAAAAGCGATGGTCACAACTTACCAGCTGGCAACAGTCAGCTCAAAGGACCCAAGCTGCTAATCAGAACGCTGTAGATGCTTTCCTAGCTACTGTAGCACAGGGTAAGGAACAGCTGAACTATAACGCTGAGTACTTCAGGGACGTATATCAACAACGCCAACTCCAGATGGAGGAGGTGATGAATCAACTGGCATTCAAAGACCAGTCAGATGAGATTCAATTAGCCAAGAAATCAGGTCTAGCAGCAGCTAGTGGACGGAGTGGTGCTTCAGCCAGAAGGTTGGATCGTCAAGGTATTGTCCAACTAGGACTGAATAGAGCAACGATGGCTAAAGAATTGACAGGTCGTATTGATGCATTTGATCTTAGTAATGAAATGTTACAGAAGAAGATTGCTCACGAAAACTATCTCGTGGGTGCACGAACTTCTGTGGCTCCACAACTAGGACAGATGCCAGGACTACCTACCTTGTCTCAAATGCCTTATATCCAGAAACCTTCCAGCACAGATATGTGGATGGAAATTGGTCAAGCTGGAATCCAGGCTGGCTTAGGTATTGCCTCACATATGGGACAACAAGCCAGACACAAAGAACTTTTATCTAAACTAGGATGACCTCTTCATTTGATGTATTTGGTCCAGCAGAGTATAACCCGGTGAATTACGAGACACCGGGCGCTCCGTTTCAGGCACCAGATATCGCATCTCAAATCACACGTGAATACCAACAGGGAGAGGCACGTAACCAGGCATACTATAACCAGTTCACTATTAATGAACAGGTAGCGGCTGAGAATCGTGCAAGAGAGAAGAATAAACTAGATCAAATTCAAGCCAGTCAAAACGCAGAGATGCAGAAACTGTTTAAGTTTTCTGATAAACTCGTTGATATGGCAATGGGACAACTACAAAAGTACCAAAAAGCCAACCAAGCACGCGGTGCTGTACTCCAACTTAACAACGGTCTTACACAAGAACAGGCTACTGAGTATCAACTCAAGATGCAGCAAGCTGCTCAACTAGAAGGTGAAGCACAGACTGAGGCTATCGCTGACTTGAAAACATGGGGAGACTATACACGGTCAGAGAACATCCGTAGTATGGGTTCTTCTGAGCGTATTGGTTACGCTAATCAATTGATGGCTACCCGTAAGGGGGACTTTAAGAACGACTTACGCCAACAGATGTCCTCTAATCAGGATATCAAACTAATCGATAGTGGTGGTCAGACCTTCACTCCTGCTACTGCTAGAACAGTAGAACAGGTGAACATTGCGTCTCAAGCGGTGTTTGCTGATCTCATGCAGGACTATGGTATTGCAGGTGCTGACCCTGGTTTCCTAGAGGATTCATTCCTTGGAGGTAAAGATGGTGCTCGTGCTACCCTACAGGATTATGTAGCAGGTCGTAAGAAAGAGATTGTCATTAACCAATCCCAGAACAACAAACAAGTAGCTGATATTACAGCATTAGCAAATGTACGTTCTGGTAAGGTAGCTGACCTTAACTCTCTGTGGAGAACTCATGCTTCTCAACTTACAGATGAAGGTAAGGTACCTAGTTATAATGACGCTTGGAAGTCTACTCAATCTACTCTGGAAGGTTGGGTAAAGACTGGGATGATGGATCAGACTGCTGTTAAACAACAGTTTGAAAATAACTATGATCCACTAGATCCTAGTAAGACCTGGGCAGAAGCACGTCCTAAGATGTACGCTGACCTGCTGGCTAAAGCTAATGAGTACCAGACAGAGAAACTGACAGATCAGGAAAAAGCAGGCACAGCGGTCTGGAAACAAGAGGAAGAGAAGATTAACCAAATGATGCTTGACCGCATGACTAAAGGTGAATCTTTTACTGAGGAGGATTATAAGAACGCACAACGACAACTTGCCCAGATTCCTGGTGGTAACGGGTTGTCTAGTAAGCTTGAAAAGAACTATAAGATGTTCTCTCAACAGACTGAGAACTACGAATCAAATAAGAAAGTTGTTATCCAAGGTATTGCTGATGGTACCATCACAATGGAACAACTCAAGTCAATGGGTGGTCGCCTCTTTACTGAATACAGGGGAGATGTAACCAACATTGAAAGAGCCAATGCTGCTACTGATAACTTCACTAAGCAGGAGACTGCTATCCGTGGAGAGGTTAGGGCGATTGCTGCTGACCTTGGTAAAGATGAGGATCTTTCCACCACCGCTGAACTGCTTGTCTATGACCTACTCAAGCAAGTTAAGGCGCAGACCCAACAACTGATACTATCTGATGAGAAATACGCAAATGATCCCCGTGGAGCGGCTAACGCAGCTATGGCGACTGTCATGGCAGAAGCACGCAAGAATGGTCTTGATCGTGCTAAGCCTTTCGGTATCTATGCTCCCGGTGTTAAAGGTGCATTCCCTGGGTACTTACAACAAGAACTTGGGAAAGTCACTGCGAGTAGTGCTGCGGCCGCTGAAACAATCAAAAAGTTCGATAAGGATTGGACAGAGTATGGCGCCTCGCAAATCGATAATAAGGAAGGCCAACCTTATATCTCTACGGCAAAACTAGAACAGAATGGTGTAGGGTACGACAGTAGTACCTGGAGACCTCACCCACTGGTAGACCGTATGGTTGACCTAGATCCTAGTCTAGGTAATCCCTTGGACGTTACAAACCGTCTACGTGCTGCTAGGGGACTTGATGAACTACCGCCACCTCCTTCCCTGGAACAGACTCAAGGTGCATCACCTGAGGTTACTGAGTCCCTGAGAGCACTACAACGTGCACGTACAGGTAATCAGGTATCCCGAGCAGGTTCACAAGCAGGAGAGTTTATTCCTACTCTTGTACCTAATGGTATGGGAGATGTAGTAGTTAAAGCTGCTACCACAGGTGGTCAACGTCCTGCATTGGTTGCTGCCATTGCTGGTGTTGAAACTAACTTTAGGGACATTGGACCTACTCACCAAGACTTTAACGGTCAGGACTACGGTGCATTCCAGATTAACCAATACCATGTTGATCAAGGTGCCTACGTTTATAAACCTGGTGATATCCAAGGTAACGCTGACTACGCTATGCAGGTCTATAATGAGATGCTGCAACAAGCCAAACTGAGAGGTGTTGCACCACAGTATCAGGAAGACTTCGCTCTCGCTGCCTATAACGGTGGTCTACAGACTGCTGGGGGTGAAGAGTACATTCCTGTAGTGAATGGTGTTCCTCAGTTCCGTGAACCTGCACAAGACTATTTACGTAAGATTAAAAAACAACTTGCTAGGTTTGGAGATCGTTCTGTATTCTCCAGTAACCTTGCCATGCGTGGTAAGTTTGCTGCTAGACAAGTAGCTCACCCTGATACCGGTCAAGGTTATACTATCGTTGGTGCACAAGATGCACATGGTCGTCCGGTAGTACTCGCTGAACCAGCCCTACAAGCACTAGCACAGATGGTCCAAGACTCTAACGGTCAAGTTAAGTGGTCTGATATCGTCTCTGCACAGAGAAGTCAAACTAAGAACAACTCTCTACCTGGTGCATCACCTACCTCTAATCACTTAACTGGTAATGCTGTTGATATCCATGGTGCCTCTAAGGCATGGATTAAGGCAAATGGTGCTAAGTATGGATGGATTAACCTTGTCTATGATGGACACGACGGACACTTCGATTTTAACCAATGACTTATTCCCCATCTTTAGGCCGAGTCGTAGACTGGGATGAAGAAGAAAAACGACAAAAAGACGCCGAGTTACATCTAGACGAGGTGACTGAAAAGGCAGCTATCCAAGAAGAGGTAGCTGACCTTGATGCTGGTAAACCAGAACCACAACCTGGACAAGTACAACCTAAGAACATCGATTCTAAAGGTGACCTGAAACTCAGGGAAGGTGAGATCATCGGTCCTACTGCGGAACCTGGTGAGTATGAACCTGCTGGATATGTACCTGGATCTATCATGGATCCCAATACTAACTCTCCACTGCGTCCTATTGGACAGGTAGTAGAACCTATTGCAGCAGGTGTTCATGACTGGTTTGCTGATGAGATTAACTCTAAGGCAAATATCTGGGGATATGATGAGATCCCTAGGTGGAGGAAGATGGATAATGAACTTCAGGACGCTACTCGTGACCTGACTGCTCTACTTGCTCCTCTTATCCTATACACTAAAGGTGCTAAAGGTGCTGCTAAGAAGGTCCATGCCTCTGGTATTGCACCTGCACGTCTTCAAGCATTAGGTAATGACCCTGCTTTTAAACTACTTGCTAACCTAGGTGTTGATGTAGGTGTAGGTGTCTATGTAGACTCTACCGCTTCTCAACAGGAAGAGGAACATAACCTAGGTGGTAACCTTAAGAATTGGTTCCCTGATCAAACTAAATGGATCCCTAACTGGTGGGCAACCTCTGATAACGATAGTCCCGATACCTTCCGTCATAAGAATCGACAGGAAGGTGCAGGTCTTAACATGGGTGTTGAACTGATTGGTGCTGGTGCTAGGTTTGTAAGAGCTGCTCATGGTGCCTGGAAACAGGCTAGGTGGGTTCCTAAGAATGAACAAGCTGGTGAGTTCTTTGCTAACCTCTCTGGTAGGTATAAGGACAGTGCTGTACGTAACACCTTTGAGAACCTCGCCAGATCCGCTGAACAGCGTTCTAAGAACCTGGATGATGTAGGAGACTACCTATTGTCTAAAATGGAGTCTAGCGTCATAGATCAACCGATTAAGGGTGTCCACGATATGTGGGATGTTGCTGAAACCGGTATGCGTTCTGTAGATGAAGCTGATGTAGCTTCTGCTATGGTTAGCGCTGCCCGTATTAAAGATAACATAGGTACTCAATATGGTCGTGTTGCTAACTTTATATCTCCTGCGGCACTTAAGAAAGCAGTAGATGAAGGTCCTGAGTGGTTACTGGATCAAGTAACTGACAGGATTAAACAAGCTGGTAACTTCGATTACATTACCAGTGAAGGTGTTAAACTATCTGATAAGTCTATCAAGTCTGCAACTACTCAGTTAGCAGAAACTTTAATGGATCCTATGGCAGACAGTGGATTTATCGCTAAGATGGTCCAGAAAGTACCTGAAAGTATTATTCGATCTGGTGCTGTAAATGATGCTGTCAAGGGTTATATGGATAAGATCTATAACCTAGAGAAGTTCCAAGCAGATGCACTACTACAGACTTCTGCTTCTGGACAGATTGCTGATATGTCAGACAGTCTGTTAGAGAACCTGGACTACCTTGCTGCTGATAACCTGAAAGATGAGATCTGGGATAGAGTAGAAACTCTACTTAATGTCAAAGGTTTGTCTGATTGGAACAAGCAACAAGACTTCTACAACCCAAACTTTATTGAAAGGTTGGCTAGTAGGTTTAAAAATAAGCCTGATGCAATGGCTGAGTTCATGAGCAAGAATGAGTCTGCTCGTGCTATTGCTAGAACTCAGATTGTTGGACAGTCTAAACAGTTCCTCCAAACTCTCAAACAGATCAATCAGGAGAAACCTCACTTCCTGAAGCCGATGTACGAGATGTACGACGCTACTAATGGTAAGGTTAACACCATGTATGGACTGAACAAACAGTTCATGCAGGAAATGGCTGATGCTAGTAAGTTGTTTGTAGATCCTAACCCTGATATGCCTAACCGTATGATACAGGCAGGATGGGCAAATGTCATGAACTCTACTCTGTCTGGCTTTGGTACTCCTATTGCTGCTGCTATTGGTGGTGTCACCGGACTACTCTCCAAACCTGCTACACAGATGATTGGAGCAGTAATGAGTGGTGACTTCTACTCTATGCGTAGGACATTCCATGCCTACAGTTCCTTAGGACAAACTATGGATGCTGCTAGACGGTATGCTCATGACGTGTACATGAAGGTCTCTACGGAACCTGAGAAGTACATGGAACTGGTCCGTCCTGATCTACAGATACAGAGAGATGACCGTATGCAGGCTCTTAGGAGTTACGCTGAAGCTGCCCTAACAGATGGTAATGAAGGTCCTGCTATGTTGGTTGAACAACTCAAACAACTGGAAGACCTACACCAACACCCATTGATGAGGTGGAGTGGTAACACCATGAGTGCTATGGATGCCTATGTGAATGCATTTATGGCACAGGTACAGGCTAAATCAGATGCCTTTGACTTTGTAGAAGGTAGGCTGTCTATGGATGACATTGTACGTGGTAGTCTAGGTGATCAAGAGTTGTATGCAGAAGGTTTCAAACGTTCCTATGATAACATGTTTGATGCCGACGGTGTTCTTACAGATCAACGTGTTAAGTATGCATCACAAGAAATCAACATGCAGTTGAATGATGGTGTGTCTAATGCTCTCGGACAACTAACCCGGTACTCTCCTATCATGAGATCCGTGTTTATGTTCCCTAGAGCACAAGGTAACATGCTGAGTCTGTTTGCTAAGTACAACCCTGCACAACCTCTTATTGGTCAGTTTGTTGGTGACCTCCAAGCATTTACCATGAAACCACTTAAAGAGTATAGTGGTCCTGAAATTATGGAAGCACTACAGAACCGTGGTATTGTAGACATCTCACCTGATGCTGCTATGCAGAAGTTCATTGAACTACGTCAAGAAGCTAAAGGTAGATGGGCTATGGGTACTCTTGGTGTAATGGGTGCATGGCAGGCATTTACTCAAGACCGTATTACTGGTGATAATACCGTCTACGGTGAAGCAGGACTAGATAGACAAGCTCGTCAATTGGGTAAACCTACTCGTTCTTATAAAATACCTGGTATTGAGAAATGGGTGTCTTATGAGGCGTTGGGACCTGTTGGTGACTGGTTAGCTACAACTGTTAATGCTATGGATAACTTTGATCGACTCACTGAAGTTCAAATCGAAGAGATTGGTAACAAGCTAGCATTTGTTGCTGGTGCTGCTATCAAAGATAAGAACGCAATGATGAACTTCCAAGTTGTCAATGATATCCTTAGTGGTAATGAAGGTGCTCTTAACCGTTATCTCGCTGGTACGTTCAACAATGCCATCCCTGGTGCTGGACAACGTGGTGAGTGGGGACGGTTGTTCTCTGATACTTCACGAGAGATTGAACGTGACATCATTGGTTATGCCCGTAACCGTAACAAATTTGCTGATGTCTTTGTACCTGAAGATGCTAGACTCCCTGAATCTACTGACTGGATCTACGGTAAACCTGTAGGACATAATCCGTCCTTCATGACACGTGTCTGGAATACCTATAACAAAGGTGCTATGATTAGTGATGATATGGGTCCTGAAGCTAGGTTCCTTGATGTTGTAGGGTTTAACTCTATGCCACAGTTTAACGAAAGTCCTGAAGGTATCCCTTACACTAATACAGAACGTGCTGAGTTGTACCACATGGTTGGTAAAGATGGTCTATTCCTTCAGACAATCCGTAACGTCATGAAGAGAGCTGAAAAAGAAGGTTCTCTAGAACGACTGATGGATCTCAAGTCTGATTGGTGGAATACATCTGATAGGGTTCCTAAAGATAAATTTATGGGGATCCACAACGAACTTGCTTATGGTCTTAATGTGGCTGTTAGTGCAGCAAGAGGTAGGTTGTCCACTCGCGACCGTATTGAACATCAATCATGGATCAATAATGTGAATGAAGCCAGGGCAGCTACTGGTCAAGAGCCTCTAAGTTCTCAAGCTGAAAACTTCTTACTTAATCTTCCAACACGATGACTTGCGAAAATTTTCAAGATTTGGTAGCAGGAACTGGCTCTCAACTTACAGTTACCCCTACCTTCCCTTTTGACACCAATGAAGATATTAGAGTTGATATATATGATTATAATAACCGTAAATGGGTGAACGTACCACAAGCTACTGGTGTTACTGGTAACTTTGGTACTGGTGGTTCAGCAACTGATTTTTATTCCTGGGTTATCTCTAGTACAGGAGTAGTCACTACCCAACTTGCTACTTCTATTACGACTCCTAAACTTCCTTCTGGAGGTACGGCGAAACACCCACTAGTACCTAATACTGGTACTAACTATCCTCTAGAATCTGGATCGCCTGTTAACGTACGTGTCTACCGTAAAACATCTATAGATAAAGGTGACTTACCAGCTACCTTTTACCCAGGTAGTTCTATCAAAGCAGAAGAGCTTAATGAAAACTTTGAAGCTTTACGTAGGGTTGTTGAGGAATCTGCTTGTTCTACTAACAATGTAAATGATGCTATTCCACAACTTGATGTTAGGTATTGGAACAAAATAGATGAAACAGTTAGACAGTCTGACTCTTGGGAAACTAACGATCAACATGTAGCAACCTCTGGTGCTATCGAAGACCGTTATTGGAATAATGTAGATATTGATAATAGTGGAGATACCTACTATGATTCATCTACTACTGCTTGGAATGGTACTGATAGTACTGTAGCTTCAACTGGTGCTAACGATACTCAGTATGAAACCTTAGTACAAGAAGCTCAACCTACTACCAATGTAACTGGTAAGACTTGGTTCCGAGACTCTGATGACATCCTCCATATCTGGAATGGTTCTACTTGGGTACCTGTCAAAGGTTCCACCGCTGGTGACACTATATATAACGATGTTTTCTTTGTAAGCGCAGAGAATGGTGATGATGCTTATAGTGGTCATTCAGTAACCAAAGCGATGAAAACCATTGCTCATGCAGTTAAAGCTGCTAATGGTGAAATTGCAGGACAAGTCAAAGTTGATAATGCTCTAATCTTTGTATTCCCTGGTGTGTATGAAGAAATCGTACCAATAGACATGAAGGCTGGAAACATGAGCATTGTTGGACAAGCAATGCGTAGTTGTTTCGTTCACCCTAATGTAGAGAGTGTTTCTGGCTATGACCCTGCTGTTCCATCAACACCTGAATTATCTCAGATGTTTAGGATGGGTAGTGGTAGCTATATCACTGGGTTTACCTTCGCTGGTATGAAGGCATCAGGTGCTCGTGGTGGATCAGGTTCTGATTATGAAGACCCTACTTATGGTCTTCCTGTTAATCAGGGTTGGATTGCTGGATTCCTTCCTAATGCAAAGATTACTAAATCACCTTATATCCAGAACTGCACTAACTTTGCAGATAGTCAGATTGATAATAGGAAAGACAATTTTGACCCTAATGATCTCCCAGGTGAAGCAGCAGATCTTACATCTGCACCAACTGGTGGTGGTATCCTAGTTAAGGGTTCTGTCCTTGATCCCCTATCACCTCTTAAATCTTTTGTCGTTGATAGCTTCACTCAGATCTGCCTAGATGGTCCTGGTGTTCTCTGTACGGACGACTCATATGCTCAGCTGGTTAGTTTCTTTGGCACCTTCTGCCACTTCCATGCTGCAGCTATTAAAGGTTCAATTTTAAACCTTAGTAACTGTACTACTGACTTTGGTTCATATGGTTTGATTGCTGATGGTAGGTCATCTAGTGCTCTCTTTACTGGTGATACTACTGAAGATACCCTTGCCTACACAGATAATAGCCCTAATCCTCCTACCTTCCCATCGGGACAAAGTGCTTTTGACATCAAGGTCAATGTAAATGGTTTGGGTACTAATCAACCAGGTTCTGGCATGTTGATGCAGATTGGATCTGATTACTATGAAATCCTATCTGCTACTAAAGTTTCTGGTGGTGCATGTGATGTAACTATCTCTAACCCATACCCTGCTCAACGTAATATCAACATGGGTTTCCAGGCTGATACTACAGCACCTCAAACTGCTACTTTCTACAATCAAAGTTATATCTCTTCTGGTGGTCATACCTTTGAGTATTGTGGTTATGGTACTGACTACACTGCACTACCATCTCGTGGTGGTACTTTTATCACTGGTAATGCTAAGACTGTTGAAACTGGTGGTGAAGCAGGTGGTACCAAAGATAACAGTCAGTTTAATGGCGGTCGTGTATGGCAATCTTCTACTGATGAGGTTGGTAGATTCCAAGTTGGTGAGACACTAACTGTTGACCAGAAGACTGGATACATTAACATTGATCCATCTGCAGTTTCAAGTAATCTTGTTTCTGATCTTACGCCTGATTTAGGTGGTGATTTAGATGTTAATAACTTTAAGATTGTCGGTGACCGTACTGCTGGTAATGGAGATATTGTCCTAAGCGTTAATGGTTCTAGCACTATTGATTTAACTTCTACTTCTGCTGTTCAGATTCCTGCTGGTACTACTGCTGAACGTAATAGTACCTTTACTGAAGCAGCTGGACAGATCCGATTTAACACCACTATCAATAAGTTTGAAGGTTATAACGGTACTGAATGGGGTAACCTAGGTGCTGTAGATGTTGAAAATATTGGCACTAACCCAAACCAGATCCCTCTGAACCAGATGCTTGGTCAGATGGCGTTTGTTGATAACGTAGCTACTCTGCGTCCGTTTACTACTAACTTAAGCGGAACCTTAGCTAATGATACAACTGGTGTTCCTCAGCCTGTATTTGTTGGAGAAGGTATTCTTTTCTATAACGTTGGTGATCAAACTAGTATCGCTAACCGAGGTTTGTATTTTAACTACCGTGCTGATACCTCCACTGTTGTTCTTACTAAGTTCCCGCAACCAGTATGACGTTATTTAATTACCCAAACGAGATGCCAGCTATCACCTTGGATTTTCAGAATTCAAGGCAGCTGGATCCTCGTATTACTTTTAGTAGAGCAAGTGATGCAGGTGCTACTCCCTATCCAATTACTGGTGAAGGTTATGGTATGCACAATGGTGGGCTTTATCAATTCAAAGAGCATGTCCCACGTCTTACTGATGACGGGTTGTTGGTTGAGGAAGAAAGGACAAACATACTTCTTCAATCAAAAGATTTCTCAGCAGACTGGGACATCACTAATTGGGGAACAGGAGATACCAATACAACCGAAACAACCGCCCCAGATGGAAGCAATACGGCTTTGAAATTTACAGGAGACGTTACTGATGGCAAGGTTGGTTCCAGTGGGATTGACCAAAGTTTCACGCAAATTAGTTCAGGCACTGCATTAGCTGCAACTGTTTACGTCAAGGCTGGAGATTCGGAAGCTGTTCTTTTTAGGGTTGCAAAAACCCAAAGTCAGCAGAGTTGGATAAACTTTACCTTTGCTACCAAAACTTTCACGTCTAATCTAACTCCTTCAGAGTATTCGTATGAACCAGTTGGAAATGATTGGTATCGACTTTGCATAAAAGTAAATGTAAAAGATGATATTAACAAAATAAACATCGTACCTGTCGATACCAAGAGCGTGTACCTCTGGGGTGCACAACTAGAAACAGGAGGCGCCTTCCCAACCTCCTACATCCCAACTGCAGGCTCAGAAGTGACTAGGGCTCAGGATGTGGTGGACATTACTGGAAATAACTTCAGTAGTTTCTGGAACCCAATTGCAGGAACAGTCGTCACCTTTATAGAGCCTATCGACACAGGGCGTCTTTGGGCTATCTGGAGTGGTCAGAATAGGAGAATCACTTATTCAAATAATGATGCTGATAAAGCATTTACTAACACTTTTATTACTAACATGTCAGGCACCACTTATACAGGACAGGTGAAGGGACCAGCTTCCGCTGACGTTGTTAATGAACCTACAAAGAACGCATTATCATTCTCTACTGGATATTTGGAGGGCGCTAATGATGGTGTACTAACCACCACTCCTGAAACAAAGCCAGACTCTGTGCCTACCGTTAGTACATGGAGTTTCTTCAAAAACCGCTCTGGTGGTCAACTATCAAGTGGGTACTTAAAGCGTATTGACTATTACCCAACTACGTTTACTACAGATGCACTGGAGGCATTAACATCATGACCTTAGACAGTTTCCCTACAACGAGACCAGCCTTCACGGTTAACTTTGCTAGGTCTCAACAGATGCATCCTCAGGCTACGTTTGGTCGTGCTTCACAAGCTACGTCTCCTGCTGTCCCCTCTCCTGGTACGGCCACTGGTTCTAATAAAATTTCACTCTCTGACTACAACACTCCTCGGTTTCAGTGGAAAGATGGCAAGTGCCAGGGATTGTTGATCGAAGAGAGTAGGACGAATGATACCTATCCATCAACTTTTGATGGCACAACAGGAACTTGGTTAATCCCTAACTATGTCAAGACGAATCAAACCACAGCACCTGATGGCACTAACACTGGCGCTCTTCTTGATTTTCAAATGGCAGGAGCTACGGGAAACCTCAACTTAAACAGCAGTACTACACAAGTTACTGGATCTCGGACCTACTCAATGTGGGTGAAAGATGCAAATCCCGGCAGCGGAACTACGGCAACCATTGGGTTGATGGGAAACGGTTGGACTTTCCCGGACGGCCCAGACTCGCAAAGGAATTTTATCTTTAATTTTGACAACGAAACTACGGAGGTTGAGACCATAGGCAGTCAAGTGGAACCCAATTCACCGGGTTTTAGTTTCGAAAGATATTCAAATGGCTGGTATCGTCTAGCTATTTCTGCACAGAATGCTGCTGGTACTGGGTTCTTTTCAATCAGGACACAATACAACTCTACGAATTGGTTTATCTGGGGGTTCCAATCAGAACTAGGCGCATTCGGAACTTCCTACATCCCAACCTCTGGCGCTGCTGCGACTAGGGCTGCTGATACCATGACTGTAGATATTGCAGATGCCTGGAATGCTGACCAGCAAGGTACTATTTGCACAGAATTGTATCTCAACTACAAAGTACAAGATAACAAGTCCTCAGCTAGTAACACGAGTATGTGGCGACTTGAAGATTCTAATGGAAATGATTCAGTCGTTGGATTAGTAATGCGAGGTAAATCGGGTGGTGGTGATGGTGGTGACATAAGAACTAAAACTTATTTCCCAACAGTTAACGGATCTAAGATTAACAATCGGCAGATATTTCTTCCTGACACAACTGGACCCGATGTTATTTACAAAGTTGCTCAGAGTTGGTTTAATGGCACAACTTCTGCTACTTCTTTAAACGAAGTTGGTTATCAAGGCGTAAATTATGAGCGAATAGGTAACAACAACGAGAGTATAAAAAGTGCAAGTGCAGAGAGGATAGCTGGATTTAGTCAGCCTATGACAATATCGCGTATGTGTATCTACAACTCTTACTCAAATAAAGATCAACAAGTGGGGTTAACGCAATGACACCAAATAAATTTCCTGATGCAGAGCCTTCAATCACTCTGGACTTTATGAAGAGTAAGAAGCTAGACCCTAGGATTACTTTTACGAGACAAAGTGATGCCTCTCCACCAGTTCCTAGTCCAGGTACAGGAATGCACAATGGAGAGGTATATCTTTACCCAGGTAATGTCCCACGTCTCACTGATCAGGGCTTGTTGATTGAAGAAAGTAGGACGAACTACAACTATCCCAGCAATGATCTTTTGGATACCCGCTACACAATATCGTCAGGTTATACCAATAACAGCAATCAAACGGCTCCAGATGGGTCTAACGATGCTGTGTATTTTGCCGAAACCGTTGGGCAGAATAGCCTTGGTGTGAACCCAACCCCGCCGACAGGAAATTGGACTACCAGTGCAACAGGGTCCGTCTATGTCAAGCTGATTGGCAGCCGACAGTATTTCGCAATTCGAGAAGTACAGGCTACCAATGATTTTGTGCGAGCAACATTTGATCTTGCTAACGAGAGCTATAAATTCCTCGAAGGTGATGTTGCTACTCGCACTTCCTATGGTGCTGGTATTCAAAATGTTGGTAATGGGTGGTATAGATGTTGGCTGACTGTTACTTACCCCAGTGCTACTGATGTTGGGATGTACTTCAACCCATCGGATACAGATACTGGTGGAGGCAGCACATCCTCTGGCTTTGGTGGTCCCGTTAATACTGCTCTTGCTAACAGTGGGATGGTTTTGTGGGGCTATCAAATAGAGGAAGGCACCTTCCCCACCAGCTACATCCCAACCTCTGGCGCAGAAGAAACCCGTGCTGCTGATTTATGTACGATTAATCAAGCTGAGTTGGATCAATTTTACTCTCCAAGCTCATCACGTTCATTTGTTGCTCAACATACAACATTTGCCACAACTTTTAGGAGATCAGTTTATGGCATGAAAGATGCCGGTGATAATGTATCTGGCGATAGATTGACTTACAATACCAGCACCTTAAGTGCAGGTTACAGACCGCCTCAAAAAGCATCTACAGGCACTAAGCCAGTAGATTATAGCTTCGCCGGTCAATCAATTAAATCAGCAAGCTCTACTGACAACACTAACGTATTTGGGTTCTACAGTGTTCCTGGCATGACTGTAGTTGAAGGCAATCTAGCTAATACAAACTCTAATCCTTCTGTTGCGTTGAATTTAGGACGTAACTACGAAGATGATCAATTCCTCTGTGGGTACATCAGCAGAATTGACTACTACCCAACCCAATTATCTGACGATGCCCTACAAGTACTAACCACTCAATAAACATAATGACTGAAACACAATTCCTTAAATTTGCTGATGAAGCAGCTTGGCGTGAAGCAGCTAAAGAGATCGGCATCCTTACTATCATTACTGATGAAGAAGGTAACGAACAAGAACGATGGATGTTCTACACCATGGATTGGGCTGTCGATGTAATCGGCACTATCTACGATCCTGGTACCTATGATGAGGAAGGTAATGAACTTACCCCTCCTGTACCACACGATGGTTTTCACGTTAATGCTAAGTGGATGCGTGAGCCACATAACCGTGCAGTAACAGCTACTATCCCTAAACCTACTACTCCACGTCGAATCTTCCTAGGAGACAAATGAAGAAGAAGGCAACAGAAGATCAGTTT